GTACATGTCGCCGCTGTTCATGTCGCCGCTGTTCATGTTGCCGCTGTTCCAGTCGCCGCTGTTCCAGTCGCCGCTGTTCATGTTGCCGCTGTTCCAGTCGCCGCTGTTCATGTTGCCGCTGTTCCAGTCGCCGCTGTTCCAGTCGCCGCTGTTCCAGTCGCCGCTGTTCATGTCGCCGCTGTTCATGTCGCCGCTGTTCCTGTCGCCGCTGTTCATGTCGCCGCTGTTCATGTCGCCGCTGTTCCAGTCGCCGCTGTTCATGTCGCCGCTGTTCCTGTTATACAAATTTCGTAAATAACCCACGTCTTTATTTTTAAGATATTCTTCTATTGCCTCTTTTACAACCGCCTTATCGTTTTCGGTTACAAGGCTGTCCGCAACCAATTCTTTTTTATAAGGGTCATACTCCCACTTATTCCACCTGTCCTCGTCATGTCCGTAATAATGAGCTATACTGGTATGGCTATTCCAGTTATAGTTCTCCTTATTGCCCTCTGCCATGATTTTTGCAATATCTTCAACTTTGAAAAACTTCACGCCACCCTTGCCGTTACTGTTTACGCTCATAAATTTACACATCTTCTCCTCCCTTTAACTGTTTAACTCCAGTCGTTATCAAAACAGGCTCTTCAAACAGCCCTTTTTCACTATTAAATTTATCTACTTCATTTCCCCACACATCCCACCCTGGAGTTCTCTGCCTTGCAAAGAGTTCTATACGGGGCAAATCTCCGCTCCATTTAATTATCCATTCTCTTACTATGGGTGGTTTCTGCGAGTGTTTTAGTCGTTTATGAATAAAAAAAGTTCCATAACCTCCTGTATCTATTGTTGACATTTGCCCCTTAACCCCAAAAATTAAATGCTCCGTGTTATTCTGAAAATAATTTCCTATTCCTAATTGCGTTTTACACCAAGTCAAAACATTTATGGGGCGAAATTCCCATGCGGTTAAAACCTTCCAGACATCTCCTTTTAATAGATTTCTGGATGTAGTCCACAAATAAATATGGGAGTTTTTTGCTGATATTTTACACACGGGCAAATTACAAATATCGTCAATTGCCATTGTGGGATAATGATTTTCAAATCTGGTTTTTCTCCACGCTTTATTGTTAAACCATCCTTCCTCACTTGCCCACGGCGGGTCTGCGTAGATTATCTGGTATTTCTTATTTGGAAACGGTATCATTTTTCTCCTTTAATTGTTTCGTCCCAGTGCTTATCAAAATAGGCTCTGGTATCTCACTTTCTCCAAATTGCCTGTTAGACATCTCTATTATCCCTGGTAAGTGTTTAGGTATATCCTTGACAGGAAAGTGGCTGTATCTTGAATATAAGGTCATAAATTCCTGCTCTCTATACCCTATCTCCGAAGTCAATACACTCGCAACGGCTACCCAACCGCCCATACGGTCTATACAAGTCATTATTACAGGGTCGTCAAATTTTATAGACTGATATGCCCCGACTGATTGTATTGCCTTCCTTACCTCACACCATTTGCTCATGGCAAGGACATCATCTAAACCTTCCACGGCTCTTATTATGTCAGCAGGCTTCGGGAAGAATTGCCCTGCCTTTTTATCCCTTATATGCCCCGCTATCCCGCCCTTAATAGCCTCTATGGAATAAGGCTTCAGGATATTAAAATATAATTCCAGCAGGGTGTCTGAAATATGCTTCTCGTAAAGTTCTCCTGTCGAGATAAGGACTTCCATAAAGGACTTGCGGTCTGCGTTATTCACTCTTTCTCCCCCCTTTCTATGAACTTCCGCCCTGCGGCTAAATTATTTAGCAACCGTTTATCTTTACTCGGTATCAGTTTCCCTGTCTGCCAATGCCCGAACCTGCCGACAACCGTTTCAAGAGTCCAACTCAAACCTTCTGCCTCTTGGTGTTTTATTATCTCGCTTATGGCAAGTTTAGCCATGTCAACTTTCTGCCCGCAGAGAGTAAGTAACTTTTTAGCCGCACAGGAACACCTCGCAAAATAAGTCTTATCCCACCCTTCAACTTTATCAAACCCTCCTACTTTTTTATAATGCTCAACTACAATCTGTATAGGGGTAAGAGTCTGCGGGATTTTCACTTCATGTTTAATAGGTTCTTCGGCTTCAGGTTTCGCAATGGTAGTATTTAATACCATAGTATTTACTTCTTTACCTTCTTTACATTCTTTAACCTTCTTGTATGTGTCTTTCTGTTGTCCCTTCTGGTGTCTTTCTGTTGTCCCTTCTGTTGTTCTTTCTGTTGTTCCATTTTCCTGATACTGCTTCCAGTTAAGTATTGATATGACTGTAATTACATTGGTTTTCTGTTGTTCAATTTGTTGTTCCTTTTCAAGCCATTTCAAAAACATTCTTGTTTTGTTTCTGCTCCAAGTCCATCTTTTTGCCAAATACTTCTCCCCTCTGGCTATCTGTCCAGGTAAAACCTTTACCCAAATTCCCCTTACCTGAAACTCTGAAACGGTATAATTTGCCATTAAAAGCAAATCTACCCATGCCTGCCCTTTAGTAAAGGGTTCCGATAGCCATAATGGATTATCTTCAAGGCAACGGTATAATTTAATATATCCTTTAGTCATCTACTCACCCCCTTTATCTTCATTTGCCTCCTTAAATAAATATTCAAAACATTGATTCGTGTTTCGTTTGTTTTGCGTAACTTTCCACATTGAAACACATCTGCTGATAGTATGTTGGTTTTAATTCTATTGCGATTGGTAATCTCTCCATTTTGACAGCAATACACGCCTCGCTTCCTATGCCTGCGAATGGGGTCAGGAATGTATCGCCCTTCTTACTCCACAACGCCATGCAACGCTCTATGGTGTCTAACTGCAATGGGCAAATGTGTTTTTCGTCTTTTGAATCTCTTGCACCCTCCAATGATAGCGTTCTGGATTGTCTAATATCCATCCAAATCGGAGATGCATACCGCCGCCAAACTTCATGGCTATATTTCAAACCGGTTTGCGTTGGCTCGTTTTCTCCTATAAAATCACTAAATCCATCCCCATGATTTATGGGATTAGGGTTTTCTCCTTGCTTCCTCATTGTAATTACATAGTCAGGCAATCCCTGCCTACAACGAGACGAGTCCTTGCATAGTTGCTTATGCATTAACCCTATCGCCTTTGTTCTGGTTGCCTCTATTAACGGATTCTTCCAAATGGTTACTCGTGAATGATAAATAAATCCTTCCTTTTGAAATGCCCTGATAATATCGCCCGGAAAATCCTTTAATCCAATGTAACCGTCTCTTTCTTGCATTGCCGGAATGTCTATGCAGTGTATAGAAACAGAACGCCCCGGAATTAAAACCCTGTGCAACTCACTAATGAGAAATCCGAAATGAGTAAAAAACTCATCATATCCCTTGCTGTTCCCCATGTCTCTGGGGTCGTTAGAATAGCAGTATAAGTCCGCAAATGGCGGCGAAAACATGGAATATCCAATGCTGTCGTTAGGTATCTCTTTTACAACATCTATGCAGTCCCCGTGATAAAGCGCATACTTGTCCGTGATTACTTGGTCAAACGTCATAATGCCCCCCTTTGTATAAATGCTGGCAGTTTCATAGCCAGCGTTGGTTGTTGGATTGCCGTGTTTTTATGCGACGGCGCAATGTTTTCTGTAACATATTTTTTAGTATGCGAAACAATCGCAGAATACATTAACTTCGCCTGCATTTCTTTTCGCTCTATGTTTTTTATTACGGCTCCCTCTATGTCGGTGTGTAAAACGTGAACATTGACGGGATGTTTTTGCCCAAACCGCCAATGCCGCCTTATTGCCTGAAAATACTGCTCAAATGAATCGGATAGCCCAAAGAATATCGTATTGTGGCAAACCTGCCAATTCATGCCAAAGCCGGCAATTCGTGGTTTGGTAATAAGCACTCTTATCTTCCCGTCAGCAAAATCAAGCATAGCCTTTTCCTTGTAATCAATATCATCACTGCCTCTAATTTCTGCTGCCTCCGGTATGGATTTTTTGAGAGCATCAGCCTCGCAGTTCAGGTTGCACCATATTGAATAGATTGTATCTGGATTAGACAACACAATATCTTTTGCGATTTCCACGCAGGGGACAATGCCATCACGTCTTGCTGCCCTTCTTTCGTCAAGCGTTTTTGCTTCCACTGAAAACAAATGCCCTTCAATTAAACTGTCCGTTTTTACTGAATGTGAGTAGTAATTAACAGGAGGCAATTCAAACAAACCATCATCAAACCCCAAATCCGACGGTTTCTCCATAACCGCCGCCCAACTTGCAACCCACTTCCAGAACACATCTTGTGCATGTCCCTTCAATCTCCACGTTGCAGTCTCTCCGCTATCGTGGATAAAGAACATTGACAACATTTCTTTACGCTTCATTACGTCAATAAATTCCGAATGGTTGCCGAGTTCCATGAAATCATTCGGGGCGGGTGTCGCCGTGCATGCCAGTTTATATTTGCAATGCGCAAACATCTCAATAATCTCGTTCTTGGTTTTTCCAGCATAGTTTTTCAATATACTGGATTCATCCAATATCACACAGTCAAACTCTTTTGGGTTTATATGTGATAGCCTGTCATAGTTGACAATGCCGATTCTGTCGCATTTGCTTTCACGTCGCATGTCCGTTATTTCCACGTTGATTTTCTGTGCCTCTCTTATCGTTTGAGATGATACGGCGAGAGGGGCAACTATCAACGCTTTGCATCTTGCTTTTTCTGTTATAATTCTTGCATATTCAATCTGCATGAGGGTTTTGCCCAGACCCGTCGCCGCAAATATACATGCCTTGCCATTCTTGACCGCCCACGCCGTAATGCTTTTCTGAAAATCAAACAGTAAAGGATTAACATCTTCTATGTCAATATCAAATCCAAGTTGTTTAGTCAAAACCGCTTTCTGTTTCAAAAAATCATCATATTTCACATTTGCCTCCTTATTCCACATTTTTAACCTCGTAATCAGCAATCACTTTAATGATTTTATAGGCTACTTGCGGAACAATCGCATTACCCAAAGCCTTTAACCGTTCTTCTCTATGTTTTGATTTTGACAATTTAAGTCCGTCCAATTCTGCGGGTAGCCCATCATCCAACAAACAAAATTCGGTTGCAACTTCAATCCAGTTTTGTTCCCAGCTTGTTCCTTCGTTGCTCCTGTTTCTACTATGCTGTCCAAGCAATCCCTGCCCTTTGTTAAACTTCCACCTTTCCAGTCCATTGTGTTCGCTGTCGGTAAAAGTTTCTTTATCTCCTCCGCTAATATCTTCCCGCCCTTCTGGTTCGGTCTGCTTCCGGGATTGCCCGCTCTGGGTGTCGGCAACATTTTGACTGCATCGTTTATTGTTAACTGTGCGTGCTGTCCGCTTGGTCTGGTCGGTTTCCACTCCTTCGCTTCGCATCTGCTCCCCGCATTGCTGTCGGGTGTTGGTATTAATCTGTTCATCACATACCCCGACTTCAATTCCTGTGCCAATGTCCCACTTGTCCCTGATATGTTCTTGCTTTTCTGGTTCTCTGTTGCCGTTTCCATTGTTGACGGTGTTTTTAGCAACAATCCACACTCTATCCCTTCTGTGCGGGGCGTTGACGGCACAAGCCGGAATAATAAAGGGAACTTCACTGCCGTCTTATTGTCCTCAAAATGCCATAAAATCCCCAAAAATAGCATTATAATCGTTATTGTGTTCACTATGATGATAGCTTTCCAGTATAAATTTAATCCGTTTCTATATTTCATTTTTCTGCCTTCTGCGGATAGACCTTTATAACCCGCACATTTGAAAACGCCTTAACTCTCACCTTTGTATGGACGGCAAGTATATCTTTAAGTTTAATATCTGCTGCAATAATCACACCTTCTCGTTGTTCCAAAAACGCTATTGCGTTCCAGATGTTAGTAAAATGCCACCCTTCGCCACACTCAACATCTTGGTCTTGTTTAAGTTTGGAATTTCTGTCGCCCTTGC